GATTCTACACCCGACGATGTCGAGCTACCAGACAGTGCACAATGGCCACGCTCCGAAGAGCTTCTACAGCGCCGATACTTGGCGCCTACCAGACCTAAACCAGTGGGGAAGGTATTACATATTCGATTGTCAAAGAACATCGGCCATCAGAAGAGATCAGGAGCCAGCGAAATGAATCGCATTGCATGACTGGCGGGTCAGTGGCTGGCTCGGTCACCCGAAATCCGGTGCCGCCCGATATCTGGGGCAACGGATAGAAGAGTACCACCCCAACAACCGCTTCCCACAACGATTCCTCTGTGACATCCGTCACACCAAAGGGTGCGCCCAGCCTTACTTAACACGTTAGGGCGGCCTGTCATAGCGTGTATGGCATGGTTACCGTGCGATGTTAGGCATGCTTAACAGTCCAGTGTTAGGTGTGCCTATGTGACGGATGACCATGTGACACATGACCATTGCATCGACGAAGCGCTTGCTGCGTAAATGAAGCAACCAAACGCCCGATGTGACGCATTTCACATGTGACACATTTCACATGTGACATATGTCACCCCCTACCCCCTTGACAAACCTTTTTTACGTAGGAGCCTGGAAGGCTTAGCCGAGATTGGTGGGGGTGGGTTTTGGTGGGGATGGTACCTGGTGGTGGGTGGCTGGTTGTGGTGTGAAAAAGGCGGGGTACACCATAGTCGAGCTTATGGGTCCACCATAGGGTGGCTCTGCCACCATGTGTCTATGCCCGCATAGGGCTATGTCTGGGACCATGTTTTGTTTTTGCGAGCAGTCAGCGAGCAGTCTTTGAACCCTCTGTATGCCTTTGTTTTATTGGGTTTTAAAATTTAATAAGTTTTTTCTTGACTTTGGCCTAGAGTGCAGCTAGACTTTCAAATACCGGAGTGAGCGGCAGCGAGGGTCGCCTCCTTTAGTTCCGGCTCCTCGGGCACAGAGTGCAGAGAGGAGCTAGGTGCAGAGGCAGTGGGTGCAGCTATTTGGGGAGACTTGTGTCTCTAGTGTAGCATGTGTAGGCTGCTCGTCTATGGATGAGCTTGTGGATATGGTGGAGTTGTTAGAAGGTAGGGCTTTGTGGGGGGAAGGGTTGGAGCCTTCTTTGGTTAGGGAGGTTGCGCGTGTGTTGCAGGCAGCTATTGATGAGATTACTTTGTTGTGTGAGTTTGCTGCGGAAGTGGACGAGGGTTTCTGATCGCTGGTATGGTGGTGCTCGCACCCGGTCATTCTTCCTCCTCTCTCAGGGTGGCCGGGTGCTTTAATCATGAAGTTTGGAATGTTGCCTAATGAACCCGACCCGACTGCTCGTGAATTGTCTGAGTTCGGTAAAGAACTGCTTCAGTGGGATACCACTCCTAGAGATTTGCGTGACGAAGGCGAAAAGACTCTGGTCGGCTATTGCAACAGTCGTGGCCATAGTCGCAATCGTTGCATGCGGACAATGCAAAGAGATGACTACAAGATGGCGCGTCGCCAACTGTCACTCGAAAAAGGTGAAGTCGACTACAAGACCAGAGCAATCCTTGACGTGGCCTACGAACAGGCATTGAAAGGGAACCCTCAAGCCCGCAAAGACTGGATGGCTTTCTACCAGCCGTCAGCCCGCCACCTCACGCCTGCCAAGGTCGACGTCCAGGTTAAAGAGGAACCGGTCCCTGCGGAAGCGGTGGAGCCTACGGCCATGAGCGATGAGGAATTAGAAGCTGCTGTAGCGGAATGGGCTAACGATGGATAGCCCCACGACTGCTCGCATCACGACTTTGAGGTCGGGATGAGTCAGACTAGGCGAGAGATCCTTCTGCAGAACCGCTTGTTGAAGGGCACTAACCCTGCCACTCGTTCGCTCGTTTTGGGTGGCTCTAAGAACGCTGTGGTGGGTGGGGCGCAGTCTTCTGTGCTGGCAGGTAAATTGAACAGGGTTGAAACGTCACGTTACGCAGCTGTGGTGTCGGGTGAGAGTAACTCTGTAACGTCGTCTGATGATTCGGTCACTGTCGGGGGGCTGGAAAACATAATGGATAGTGCCCCTGGATCTGTGAGCCTCGGGGGCGGGCTAAAAGTTTCGGGACAACCGGTTTCAGGCAACACAACGTCAACAACACGATCTTCTACGATGTTGGGCGGATACGGGAACCTTATTCAAGGCGGTTATCAAGCCGGTATCTTTTCTGCTTGGCAAAGCGAAATTGATGCCCTGTCAGGTGGGGGAACCACTGAGTTCTCAACTATTTGCGGCGGCACTTCAAACGAAATAAGGTCAGCTAACTCAGGCATTCTCGGAGGGCATTCGAACGTTATAAATCAGAGCGGTTACGGTTGGAACGCTATTGTTGGTGGCGGTGAGAACACTATGGCAAACTCACAGTTTTCTGCAATTGTGGGGGCTGGCGGTTTAAACACTCCTACCCAGATGACGTATGCTAATAGGTGCGTAATTATTGGTGGCGGGTTTCAGTCTTTGACTGGCACCAGTGGTACTAACACAGAAAATTCAGCAATTCTGGGCGGGATTCTTAACTCTGTAACTCATTCCCGTTCGGTTGCAATTGGTGGCACTGGCCTTTCTAGTGACGCCACAGACACAGTGTTTATGAGCAAAGTGCATATAGAGAATCTGCCTACTTCTAGTGCTGGTTTGTCGGCAGGAACTTTGTGGGTTAGCGGGACTTCTCCAAACAAATATGTTCGCATGGCTTAGGATAAATATTCATGGATAAAAGAACTGCTACACGTATTCCGTTGCAAACGTTTCGAGACGCGTTCTCTGACGATGCACGAGAGATCACTGTTGCCCCTCTCCATAAAGGCAGTGATCAGATTGCAACCGGCAACTTGGCGGCGGTCTATTCTGACGGCAGGTTGCTTGGGTTGCTGGCTTGGAGCGATCTGGTCATGCTTATCAGCGAGACTGACGGAAAGAATTTCGGTTTCTTAAAAGTCCCTGCTAGCACCGGAGATAGCCTCGAGTTGCCCCCGACTGTAGAGCAGTTGGTCTGGAACTGGCAGGATGCGTTGGACGCTCAAAAAGAAAGCCATTTGTCTGAGATAGCAAAGATTGAATCCGAGATTGCTGAAGTCCAGTAATGGATCTCGCAGAGCTTTGGGATTTAGTGAAAGACGAGCCAATGGGTCCAAAGGTTGGGTTTGTTTTGGTTACGTTAATTAACCATGTCGAATTTTTGCAAGCAGTAGAAGAGGAAGAGTAATGGCTTCTAGGGAGGAGGTTGAGCAAGAGGTAGAGTTCCGCCGTTGTAAAGCAAACGTGTTCTATTTTTTGGAAACGTATTGGCACATTTCGACTCCTGGGGCTTCGCCGTTGTTTGAGTTGCGTGCCCCGCAAAGGGAAGCTTTGGAGAAATGGACGGCGGGCGATAACACTATTTCGTTGAAGGCCCGGCAGATTGGATGGTCAACACTCGCAGCGGCCTACGCGTTTTGGATGGTCTTTTTCCATCCTGATCAAACTGTTGTCAAGCTGTCCCGTACCGAGAACTTTGCAAAAAAATTGTTGCAAATGAGTAAGTATGGTTATGCACGGCTTCCCGACTGGATGAAAGAGCGTGGCCCGCAGGTCGACAAGATGAACCAGTTGGAACTGCATTTTGATAACGGTTCCACTATCGAGTCGATGGCTTCCCGTGAGAACGCTGCTCGAGGTATCACGGCGTCTTTAATCATTGCTGACGAGTGGGCGTTCTTTAACGATCCGGCTGAAGCTTGGACTGCTATCTATCCGGCTACTGAAGTGGGTGGTCAGATCATAGGCATATCTACTGCTAACGGTTTCGGGAACTGGTTTCACAGGTTTTACAACTCGGCAAAAGCTGGTGATAACAATTTTGTTGCCATGTTTTTTCCTTGGGATTCTGTGCCGTCAAGAGATGAGCATTGGTATAGGGCTCGGACTAAGGACATGGAGCCGTGGCAGCTGTCCCAGGAGTACCCGGCTACTGACGAAGAAGCTTTTATTGCTTCGGGTAACCCGGCGTTTGACACTGACATGCTGAAAAAGCAGGTTGTGGTGGCTGCTCCGTTGTACAAAGGGTTGTTGGCGGCGGCTGAAGATGGCCAGTTTGTGCTGGTTAAAGTCCCGGAGCCTTCGTTAAAGGTTTGGGAAAAGCCTGAACAGGGCATGATGTACGCTATTGGGGCTGACGTGGCGACGGGGGCTCAGGACGGGGACTATTCTACAGCCCATGTAGTGTGCGCTAACACAGGCAAAGTGGTGGCGGTGTTCCGTGAGCGCATAGTCCCTGAAGATTTTTCGGAGACTCTCGCCAATCTTGGCATGTGGTACAACACCGCTTTGCTCGCCCCCGAACGCAACACGCATGGGCTGGTAGTGGTAAGACGATTGTCATATGATTTGAATTACCCCAATTTGTACAGGCATGTTCGTGACAACATCCAGCAGTCGGTCACCCGCAATGTGGGTTGGCACACCAACCAGGGTTCTAAGATGGTTTTGGTCGACGAGCTGGGAGCGGCTTTACGGCGTGGCAAGTTGAAGGTCCACTGCGAGGACACGTTTGAAGAACTTGTGGCGTTCTCTCGTAAGGTCCGTGGTGGCGGTAACACGATTTATGAAGGTAAACCGCACGACGATCTTGTGATTTCGTTAGGCATAGCCAACATGGCTTTGCAGCACATCTATGTTCCAGAGCTGAAAGAGGCTGAGCCTGAAGGTTTGACGATGGCTTTCTTCGAATCTTTGATTGATCGTGCTAGCATTCATCAACAGCCTTACACGGCTGGCTATCGCGCTCCTAAGACTGACCCAGGTGGTTTTGTTATTCATGCATGAGTTTACACCGCATCATTGTTTGTGTCCTTGTGGCACAGTGTTTGAAGATTTCCATGGGCACAAGATATGTTTCAGTTGCAAAATCGGGACACTCAATTTTGACAAGGTTTCCACTGACGTGGANAGCAGTTTGGAAAAAGAGATTGTCACGGCTGCNGCTAAGTCTGGGCGGAGCATTGAGCGGGCTCATGACGCTGACCGGGACAAGCGGGATTTCGTTAAGGTCGAAAGGCCAGTCCTATCCGATTCTACTAAAAGATTGATACATCAAGTTCATGGACGTTAACGAGCCAATACCAAATACTAGTGGCAGGGTGCCTATAAAGCGGCAGCAGAA